AGCTTTCGCTACGGACCTTTATCTCTCTGACGTCGCTTACAGCGCGTCTGTCACAGGAGTTTCGGATGCCATCTTCATTTACGGAATTGCCCATTATGTTTCAATCGGGTAAACCGATTTCACACATAACGCGATCTCGTACATGGAGTAACACTCCGAACTTCTGGACCGTGCGTTTAGATCAAAGTCATTTACCGATTAACACTTATTCAGATGTTAAGATTGCACGATTTCAAGCCCTTGGGCATGAAACCGTCACTCGGAAATCTGATGGTGCGGTACTCAGCGATCTTCGCATTGGTTATGCCAACGTAACTGCTTTACTCACGGAACACAACTACCTTTCGGGGTGGATTGCCGAGATTGAAGCTACCGATGCATCACTTGCTAACGAGTGTGCCGTGAAGGCACTCGGTAAGTTAGCTGATGCAAAGGTGAACTTGCTAGTTACTGTGGCGGAAGCGCACAAAACTATTGACCTTGTACTTGGAAAAGCAAACCAAGTCTATCGGGCCATTAGCAATTTGCGCAAAGGGCGGTACGAGGCCGCCTTCAAGGCTCTTGGTATGTCCATTTCGGATAAACGAAACTCAGCTCTGATAAAGGGCTGGCGACGTCGATTCGATCCTAATCTTGCCGCGAATAACTTCGCTAAGCAATGGTTGGAGTTGAGGTATGGATGGAATCCACTCCTCATGGACATCAAGGGTGCCGCTGAAGCGATCTTAGATCAGCTTCACGGCGGAAGACTCCCTTGGATTGTCGTTAGCGCGAAAGTGACTTCTCAGAAGGCACGTAACGTTAAGACAGCTTCGGGATATTCTGTCGGATCTTACGGTATCGACTCAGCTACGGCTGTGAAGACTTATAAGATCAAGATTTGGGCCGACCTAACCAGTCCACGCTTAAATCAGGCGCAGCAGTTGGGTCTGACAAACCCGGCTCTCGTCGTTTGGGAGTTGGTTCCTTTCAGTTTTGTCTTCGACTGGTTTATTTCAGTTGGGGACTATCTGACAGCTGCCACTTCTATTCAGGGCATTACTGTACGACGCGCTCTGATATCCCGTATTCGAGAACTCAACACTAGCTACTATTCTCATGCAAATTCTTATGAAACGATTTCTAACCGTTGCACAGGATATGAGTTTAAGTTTAGTAGCTATGGTCGTTCTTATAATCGGGACCCTTATGTCGTTAATCCACTCTTTTTGTATCCTCCTGTTAATCGTGATCCTCTTAATTTCAAGAGGCTGGTTACCGGGTTGGCTCTCATAAAGAGTAATGCTCGCGGTTTGCGAGTATAATCTTTCGGCTCTGGAGCTATGAATGTCACGTCTTGTAATTTTGTTGGGCTTCCTAAAGTCTGGGTATCCCGTTCTCCTTAAGTTGGTTCGTCTTCTTGGTCGGGTCCTTGGACTTCGACCGAAAGATAATAAACCAGCTACAAAGGTTCCGGTTGACCCTGTGCTTTAGTTCTTAACCCAGCTCTGTTACGATTGTCGTGCTTCTGGAGCTCTTGTAACCGTTAACTTGGTGTCTTTGACACTCGAAAGGATTTATGGCAGCAGCTGCCGATCTCACCCTCAAGAATAATGCCGCCGCTAACGTGACGTTTAACGTCTATTCGGTTGAACCGAATGATGTTGAATGGATCGAGAATGGCGCCACTACTATCTTGGGTACGTCTCGTCTTCGGATCACTCGCGTGATTCCGACGAACAAGACATCCGGAGTTTACCGCATCAAGGGGCGTTTGACACGTCCTGTGATCAACGGTACGACAGGGGCCCTCGACGGGACCCTGACTTTCAACTTCGAACTCTTGCGTCCTGCCAATCTCTCGGTCGCTGAGACTGACGAGGCTTACGCTCGCTTCAAGGAAGCCGTAAGCCAAGCCATTGTCAAAACGGCCGCTGAGAATGGCGCTATCCCGACTTAAAAAGGAACTACGTCCATGTCCGACCCTTCATCTGTGATGAGGATTGGCGAAAGTCATACCCTTCGGGTTGCTTTCGTCCCTGGAAGATTGTCCTTCACCCTATCAAAAGGGTGCCACTCGATTATGCACGTAAATTTGTTTCCTGCGTATACCAAGAAAACCCTTTGGGATTACTTGGTGCGCAGTCTAACAAATCACGTGCGTCAATGCGGTGGTTCGACCCAAAGTATAGAGCATATCGAAAGAATTGCTTTTGCTTTTGGGCCATGGGAGGTCTTGTGAAAGACCGTTCGCGAGTACCCACTAAGCTCAAGGCTTTATGGGGTTCGATGCAGAATACTGCATTGATGCATGAAGTCGACGGCTATGCCGTCCTCATGAAGGTTGCTACTGATTTGTTTGAGTCTTTAGCTACTCCCGTCTCACTTTCTTGTGAGATAATGCTCCGTTATGGGGATATTGCACAGCTTGTGCAAAAAACTGTGGCGGCGACGTCTTATAATGACCCTATGAAATTTGCTGACGACTATCAAGCCGTTAGCTTTCTCAGAAAGGTTCCCTTCAAGATTGAAGGTTTAGACGCTGAAGCTTCAGCTAAGAGAAAGTTTCTCGAAGCTGAAGGTATGTGCAGGGAGACTAATTCGAGGTTTCGGAATTTCTTTTGTAACCCTGAAAAGGCTACAGCGATAGCGCGTGAGGCGTTTTGCCTCGCGGGAATCGCTATCAGAGAAGTTCTTGGAACTAGAGTTAGCTATGCTGAATGGCTCGGTAGCTGTCGTTTTGGTCCAGGGGCGTTTAACCACCCCTCTGTTCGCGGATTAACTTCCGTGTATGACAAGCTGCAAGTCATCCCTTCTGTCACTAGTGACTTTAGGGAACCGGGAGCGCTGCTCGTGATGAGCTCGCCTTCTTGGGCTCGATCAGTGACAGATTGTGAAAATGAAGGCTTCTGGCCGTTCGTCACTTCTGATCATCTGAAAATCGAGCTCGGCAACCGTGTAACATTCGTGCCTAAGACCGCCACGACGGAGCGTGCAATTGCCATAGAGCCATTGATCAATATCTATGCCCAGCTTGGGCTTGGATCTATGATCAGAAAAAGGCTAAAGGTGTTTGCACACATGGATCTCAATGAGCAGTGGTTCAATCAAGAACTCGCTCGTGAAGGATCCATTCGTGGTTCTCTTGCGACGATTGATCTTTCTAGCGCTAGTGATACTATAGCTAGAGAGGTTGTACGCGGTCTCCTACCGGAGGCCTGGTATAGTGCTTTAGATATATGCCGATCAAAAATCGGCGTTTTAGATAAAGTTCCTTTCGTTTATGAGAAGTTTTCCTCTATGGGAAACGGTTTCACGTTTGAACTAGAATCGCTCATTTTCTGGGCTTTGGCTAGATCAGCGTGCAGAATCGTAGGCTGTTCTGAAATGATCAGTATCTACGGTGATGACATCATAGTTCCTGTCGAAGCATACGATACATTGGAGGGGATTCTTACCTTTTTCGGTTTTCGTCTAAATTCGACGAAATCGTTTAAGAAAGGATCCTTCCGTGAATCGTGTGGCAAAGACTACTATGAGGGCGTCGATGTCCGTCCCTTCCTTCAGAAGGAAGTACCTCAAAAGCTTCAACAGCTTCTCACTCTCACTAACGGAATTCGCCGGGCTGCTAGCCGCCGCGTTCACCCTTTATCGGGGTGTGACGTGCGACTGGAGCGTGCCTGGAACTCCGCGGTGCGAAGTATCCCTGAGGCTCTTCGGTGCCACTTACGAGTACCTGCTCACGCTGGTGACTCTGATGGTATCTTGAGCAACTGGGATGAGGCCCAAACATCGTCCTTTGTATTCCGGCATCCCGGATATTGGGAAGGGTGGATGGGTCTGAGGTTAAGCGCAACTCCATTGGAGTTAGAAAAGTGTTACCACTTTGAAGGTGCAACGGCTTCGCTGTTGTACCGCGCTCGTGACGGATTTGGAAACGACTACTCTCCTGCTGATCCAAGGCAGGGGCGGGATGTCGCTTTCAGGTTACGTAGCGGTGCCTTTTATGGCCCGTGGACTGATATCGGAC